AAATATAGATATAGATATAGATATAAATACAAAAAAATACTTATAATTGTCATGAATAAAATAGAAACTGGAGTAAAATTTGATTTTAATAATCTTCTTATTAGACCAAAACGTTCAACATTAAACACTCGGTCTCAAGTAAATCTTACACGAACATTTAATTTTAAAAATAGAAACGGTGTCTATACGAATTATAGTTACACACCAATTATTGCCGCAAACATGGATACTACCGGAACATTTGAAGTTTACGATGTGCTTAGTAAATATAATATGATTACTGCGCTACATAAATTTTATAGTGTTGATGAAATTGTAGCGAATTGTCTATCCAGAAAAGATAAAATGAATCCGGATTTATTTATGATTTCTACCGGAATTAACGACGAATCTATCGAACATTTAAAACAAGTATTTTCTAAAATAGAATGCAATTGGATATGTATTGATATTGCAAATGGGTATATATCTAGATTAGTTGATTTTTGTAAGGAGGTTCGCAAACATTTTCCTGATAAAATTATTGTAGCTGGTAATGTTGTTACGAGAGAAATCGTCGAAGAATTAATTTTACATGGTAAAGTAGATATTGTTAAAATCGGAATTGGATCTGGTGCTGCGTGTACAACTAGAGTAAAAACCGGTGTTGGAATGCCGCAAGTATCTGCAATAATAGAATGCGCTGACGCGGCGCATGGGGTTGGTGGACATATTATAAGTGACGGAGGTATAACATGTCCAGGTGATATGGCGAAAGCTTTCGGTGCGGGGGCAGATTTTGTTATGGCAGGGGGGATTTTTGCTGGACACGATGAAAACCCCGGCGAATTAATTGAAGAGAATGGCAATAAGTATAAGACATTTTATGGTATGAGCTCGAAATTCGCTATGGAAAAACATTATGGAAAAATGAATAATTATCGCGCATCTGAAGGACGATGTTTGAAAGTTAAATACCGCGGACCTCTTGAAAATACTGTTCTAGACTATCTTGGCGGATTACGCAGTACTTGTACATATATTAATGCCCCATCAATTAAAGAAATGGCAAAATGTACCACTTTCATACAAGTTAATCAACAAGTGAATACTAGTCTTATATAGGGGGGAGAAGCAGCCCTCCCTTTATACGTTTAAATATTTTAACTTGGGGGTTGTAGGGGTTCTTTTTACCGGGCATACATTAACCCCACCTGCCCGGATTCAAATGTCAAAACATTATATCTCTCTTCCATAACATACATATTATAATTATATTCATATATTCTCCATATTGGTTTATTAATACCGATTACGTCTCCTTCGCTATCACATATTGTAAATGTCTGCGCTGACGGGTCCATCGCCGGTATAAATGTTGTCGACTCAAATTCGATATTATTAAATTTACTTAAATTTACCGCGCCACTAGGCTGATATTGAAATGGATCGGTTGTTAAACAAAAATTATAACAATATAACCCAGTAGGTGCATTACCAGCGGTTCTTACATATTTTTCTACATAGTTTAATACACCGGCATCAAATGTATTCTCTCTTACTTTACCATCAAATAATAGCCCCCACGTTAACATAATATCACGCTGAATAGCTGGTCTATATTCTCGATTATAGTGTATCGGATTTAAAGAACCACTATTATTTAGAGAATTATCAGGTGTGTATGGTAAAATTTTAGAATGGTCCCAATTTGTATAATTCGACCATTCATTGCGCAATTTAACATCACTTCTCTGAAAAAACCACATCCACGAACTAACTAATCCGGCACTATTTATTTTTGTTTTATGATTTCCAGTTAGATTATGAAATAATTCTTCATGAACTTCTTTAATTAAATATGTTTGTGGTTTAGCCGCAAAAACTCTAACTTCATCTTCGCTTAAAAATGCATATGTGCTTAATAAATGAATATTTGCATACCAATCGGTTCTTGTACTTGGGTACACATCAGCTTTGGTACCATTTATCTCCTGGGCTGGTGGGGGGTGAAGAAAGCGATAAAATTTATATGCTTCTATATTTTGATCTGCCTGAATATATTTCCGAGTCATAGTATTAGCTAAATCGCGCACTACAAATAATTCTTGAATAGGTCGGCAATCTACCTCTATATGCATCATATTATATTGTAAACTAACTAATGGTATAGCTAATTTACTAGATAATGTTGACCATATATTAAATGGAATATATAATGTTCTACCGGGAATGGACGGTTGTGGTCCTGCGGTTTTTTGTGAAGGATTCCAACTCAGATCATTATACGCATTTGGATAAATTTTACCGCGATTCATATAATTTGCTGGATCATTTAATTCTGGAACATTTCCAGTCATTTCATCAAATAATTTTTTTTTTCCTTCTGAAAAATCACGTTGAACCATATTATAAAGATATTGTCCAGTAAATTCATATATTACTTGACTCCCAATCATAAATCGCACTTTTCTTATTAATTGTGATCCGATATTTTCAATCCATTTAAATTCATATGCCGAATAAGATAAATGATTAAGGCTATAATTAGTTAATATTGGACTCCATATTGTTGGTAATGTAATCGCAAAATATGTATCCATAAATAAATCAGCATATCGTGGAACTTTAAATGTAAAATGTGAATCTTCGGTTAATCTTAATGTTCTTAATCCGTCAAATTCTAATCTAAATTTTTGTAATCCAAAATTCGTATATTTAGCATATGTTGTTTTAAAGAAAGTTTTTGAAGGATTTCCATTTACAATAATATTTAAATTTCCATATGAGACAAGATTTAACAAACCTCCGGGCATATTATATACTATTAATAATAAAATAAGTATGTTTAACTTTTTAATAGTATAATATAATATATAGAAATGTCATCAACTTTTGATAATTTTTCTAAATATCTGGATTTATCATCTGATAATTCTTTTTTATATATTGGTTTATTTATAATAACATTATTATTATTAATATATACTTTAAATAATATATATTACAATTATAATAAAAGCCTATTTAGTTTCCTGAATTTTAAAAAATTGTATCCTTTCTCACCCACCCTAATTTCTGTTGTAGATAACCCAAATTACCACGCATATGGTTTGCGGTCTTTTTTTATTAAAACTGCGTATAATTGTTGTAGTACTAATAATTTTAAAACTGGAGAGCTAAATTTAGATGCTTTAAAATTGTGTATCACTCAAGGTGTTAGATGTTTAGATTTTGAAATAGACTCATTAAATAATAATCCGGTTGTTACAATAACAAATGCTAATGCAAATGCAACAGCAAATTCAATGGCAAATAAAACTATAGAAACTTATAATACTCTACCAATAGAATCGGTTTTAACTACAATTACAGAATTCGCGTTTTCAAGTGGTTCGTGTAGTAATTTTAATGACCCTATAATTCTGCATTTTAGAATTATGAATAAAATTGCTAAGATGTATAATAATTTTGCGAAAATTATTTCTAATTTACAACAATTTCATTCTTTACTTTTAGGTAAAGAATATAGTCATGAGTATCATGGGAAAAATTTAGGCGCGGTTCCAATTATTAATTTTAAAAGAAAAATAATTATTGTTATTCATGGAGCTGATACTTTTTATCAATCTACGGCTTTAGATGAATATATCAATATGGCTAGTGGACAAGCATTCTTACATCTAATACGTTATAATGATCTTAAATATAACCAGGACACTAAATTAACCGAATTTAATAAAAAGAATATGAGTATTATATTACCCAATGAAAAAGGAAAATTAGAAAATCCAAGTTTTAATTTATCTCGCGAATACGGTTGTCAATTTATTGGTATGTCTTTTCCTAATAATGATATTAATCTTCAACAATATAATTTATTTTTTAATAATAATAGATTCGCGTTTGTATTAAAACCTAAGGCGCTAAGATAATGGGATAAGGGGAGACCCCTTAAACCCCCCAAACTTCGTTTAAAGGATGGGATAATGGGTCTCCCCTTATCCCCTTATTTTCTAATCATAATATATCATACTATGAGAGGGCGATTAACGAATGAAGAGTTTAAAGAAAAGGAATTAGATATTTTACGTAATGCGGTAGATAATGCTGAAAAATCACAAAAGGAAATAAAGGTTAGTTCTCCTATTATAAAAAAAATTGTAAAAATTGTTGAAATCTTTCTAAAAGACACAAAATTAATGTGTTATGGTGGTACAGCAATTAATAATATATTACCGAAGCATGAACAGTTTTACAATAAATCGATTGAAATACCCGATTATGATTTCTTCTCTCCAGACGCAATCAACGATGCAAAAAAATTAGCGGATATTTATCATAAAGCCGGATTTGATGAAGTAGAAGCTAAAGCCGGTATCCATACAGGCACATATAAAGTATTTGTAAATTTTATACCTATCGCTGATATTACCCAAATGGCGTCAGTATTATTTGATTCATTAAAACAAACAGCTATTAAAATCGATTCTATCTATTATGTTCCGCCTAATTTTCTACGTATGTCTGCATATTTAGAACTTTCTCGACCAAAGGGCGATATTAGTAGATGGGAAAAAGTCTTAAGTCGGCTCGTTTTATTAAATAAATATTATCCTATTAAAGAAACCGGGTGTAATATTTCTCATTTTATAAGAAAATTCGAACAACCGTCTGACGATTTAAACCGCATTTATAATATTGTTAAAAATAGCGCGATAGATCAATCCCTCGTTTTTTTTGGTGGGTATGCGATATATTCATATGGTAAATATTTACCTGAAAAAAAAAGAAAATTATTATTAAAAAATCCTGATTTTGATATATTAGCAGAAAATCCACTTATTGCCGCCGAAACTATTGTTAAAAAATTAAATCATCACGGCATTAAAGAGACGAGAATTTTAAAGAAAATTGGTGTTGGTGAAGTAATCTCTCAGCATTATGAAATACGGGTAGGTAATGAAACAGTCGCGTTCATATATAAACCTTTAGCGTGTCATAGTTATAATACTATTAAAGTTAATAAAAAAAATGTTAAAATTGCTACAATTGATACTATGTTAAGTTTTTATTTAGCGTTTATTTATGCTGGTCGCCAATATTATGACGAACATCGTATATTATGCATGGCGCAATATTTATTTAATGTTCAAGCTAGAAATCGGTTAGAACAAACCGGTGTTCTTAAACGATTTAGTACAGATTGTTATGGCACACAAACAACATTAGAATCAATAAGAGCTAGAAAAACCGAGAAATTTAAAGAGTTAAAACAAAATAAATCGACAGAAGAATATGACAAATATTTTTTAAGATATTTGCCGCATCAAAAAAGAAGTAAGAAAAGAAAAAGTAAGAAAACTAAGAAAAGTAATAAAAC